TCTAGTGCTGCCATAATTTCATTTTTGGTCTTTGCACTTTCTAGGTCCACGGCAAAATACTCTGCAACTTCTTTAAGTTGTCCAACTTTCATTGTAGAAAAAGACATAATTCTCCTATCTCTTATAGTCAATTATATCAGAAAAGGCGAAAGGGAGGGATTTACATCCCTCCCTGCCGCACTATAATTATTAAATTATTATCAGGAAGCAACCTTGACGTTCTTGACAACTACGAAAGAGTCAAGATTCTCAACTGCCACACCAACACGAATGTAGAGTGTGTATTCGATTGTATCCTTCTTTGGCTTGAATTCACGGTAAACTGTAATGTCACGCTTGATGCCGACAATGAAGTTTTGTGGGAATGTCAAGTGGACCTCACCATGTTGCCCTGTGGCTCCAGAGTAAGTTCCGGTACGAGTCTCATCGATGAGGGGAACCTCAACGACAGGAATACCGAAAGCGAATGGAATTACTCCACCTGGATTGCCCTCAGGAGCGGCTGGATTTCCACGAAGAATGCTTGAAGCGATATCTTCTGGAGTAGATCCAACTGTTGTGAGGTTGTACAAGTAGTCTTGAACCAGATTGCTTCCGGTGAAGAAGCGCAACTGGTTACGACGTTGCTTGTACTTGCGAGGCATAGCCTTGAGTGCGCTATTGAATGTTGCCTTGCTGATGGTTGCACCGCCTGCATCAACAACCTGTCCACCATTAAGGGCTAACTTACGGAAGCCATTAAATGCCTTGTAAAGATTGTCTGATGTGAGTGCTGTGTCACCATTGATAGCGAGATCTTCAATATCGTTACCAGCCTGTGTTGCCATAAGGCGAGCAATGTGATCTTCAAGATCGGCACCTTCAATATTATCCTCAAGTGATTCGCTTGAGAGTTCCCAGTCCAAGCGCAGTTTCTTAGTAGTCAAAGAAACCTTTGTGAATGTTGCTCCACGGTCTGTTTGACCTGTGCTTGCACCTTCTGTAGCGAGAACCATTAACTTCTCGCCAACTCCAACCTTGTCAATTTCTGTTGTATCGGAACGCATACGAATTGTGCGTGCGACTCTTGTCAAGATTGTTGCATCGAACATGTAGTCAATGAAGCGATTGGATTGTTCTGGCTTTAAAAGGCCACCACCGCCTGCACCAACTTCAGTCGTGTCGATTACTTTTTGTAAAAGTTCGTTACTCATATCTGCTTTTCACCTACCTTTCAGTTTTTGTATTTATAGGTCACGGACACCGAGGAATGAGCCAGACCAGATACCTTTTCTTATTGTTGTTTCTTCCTTTGATCCATCCAGATCTTGGGACTTCTTAACAGCAGTTTCATTTTCAACCAAATCCACGCGCTTTTCGATTGTGTCGATGGCACTTTTGATATTCTGAACTGCTTTGCTGAGTGAATCGTGCTTCTCAGCCAATTCTGTAATTTGAGCGTCGATAGTCTTGGTGATTTCTTCAACGGTCACCTTAGTCTCTTCTGCGCTCTTGCTGATGTTTTCTCCGAAGAATGTCTTGAGGTCTTCCAACATTTTAACAAAGTCGGGTTCTTCAACCTCAACATCGGAGTTTGCAGCCTTTTCTAAGTCTTCTTCTACCTCTTCCTCTTCTGGAGAGGTTTCTTCTGCTACAGCCTCAACAGCCTCTGTTGCTTCCTCTGCAACTACGGCTCCCTTTTCTACAACTTCTTCAGTTGTTTCTTCAATCTCTGTAACTTCTTCACTTTTTTCAATTTCCATATTCTCTACTGCACCTCCTTCAATATTGGTTTCATTATCTGCCTGCTTTGCTATTGTTGGCTCAGGCATTTCTTCTGGAGTTGATCCAGAAAGACTATGCTTTTTAATATGTCGATCTATTGCTTTACCAATTTCTTGATTCTTAGCAACGTCGTTAGACTCTACCCAGCCAATATTTGTCATGTCTGAATCACAGACAAGGCAGGCGGAGGAGTCTGAATCTTTTGCTACTGCTATTTGATCTGTCTCGCACCAGAAAATATTATCCATTTTAATTTCTGTAGCAATTCCTGTAGCAACTAGTTGGTCATCTACTTTTTGTATAGAAAATACATTAGCGAGTTGATTTGCTGGACTATCTACAAGCGAAAGTTCTACAAGGTCATACTCTTTAATGACACGAACCATGTCATCGCCTTTTTGAACTTGATCCACCTTTGTAATATTACCGCCTATGGAAAATCCAGAGAGGGTGCCATCAAGAACCTTTTCCCAGGTATCTTGGGCACCCTTGGAGACATATGTATCTACAAACACTCCACGATATGATTTTCCAGTTGACTTATCGTAAAATTGCTCTTCTCTAAAGTTTGTGACTTTGCCAACAGCAATTGGCTGATGCATTTCACGGAGGTTGCCCCGAAATGTCTCAAATGCCTTAATAGAAGCATCTGCATCAACAATATCATTGTGTCGATCTACATTGTCTAATGTAGCAAATCCCGAAACAATTCTGCGCTCTTCATCTACTTTGAAGAACGGTACGGACAGACTTATACGGTCGCCGTCACTATGCCAATAAGATTTAGTTATTTCCATCTCAAATAAATTCTATCAACTAGACAGATTAATACAAAATTTTATGCACAATTATTGCACAGATCTGCCTTCGCCCTGTGGATTTCTTGCCTCTCCATCAATATCGGGCTGATTTTGTTGACGCTCCTGATCTCTTCTTCTATTCCCAGTAGCCTGGGTAGTTTGTTCTGCTGCTGCGCGAGCATTAAGAACTATTGGAGTATCCCCACCATCAAGGGCTGGGAGTCCCTTCTTTGCTCTTACTTCGTTTGGAACAATAACTTGCATTCTCAAATATCTTTCATCAATCTTAGATTGAGTATCCTCATCAGTAAGACTAAGTTCATTGAATTTAAGGGAAAACATGTCTGTAAACTCACGAACAATTTTATTAATCTTCTTCTCAAAGTACTCCTGGGTGGGTTTTGTTACCTGTTCACGGAAGTTCTTATCTGCATCTCTTGCAGCCGCCAGAGACACGCCAGAACCCATGCTCACCTTAGTCACAGGAACTCTGTGCGCCATAAGTATTTCATCACGGTTCTCAAGGCGGTAGTTTCTGAATGAGGAATCTTGTACGCCAGCCTCAACTGGCTCCATCTTGAATTCTACCTTAGTGTTTCCATCATCTGCTGGCAATGGAATATAAAGTGATCTGTGATTCTTACCTTTAAGTCCAGTTTGGAAGAACTCTAGAAGTTTTCTTTGTGAATCATCGCTAAGTCTTGCACCCTTAACTACAATAATGTAGCGTGGGACCGCCTTATTCTCAAAATAGTCAAGGTTGAACTTAGACGCAAATTCGTCGCCTGCTAGTGCTTGCAGGGCAGGAATAATATCCGGCACTCCATAGTAATTATTTGTAGGAGTATACTTCTTAAAATGAAGTACCTCGTTGGGGCGAGGATCGTTTCCTAATGGATCTGGGGTAGATGTATCTCCATAATTACGGAAAAAGACAATTTTATTATTTACAATCTGGATAAATCCATCACGATTTCTTCTTACCCTCATATTTGCTGAAGGAATATGTCCAAGGTAGCCTACAGTTCCATCTACCTTACGACCCACTTCCATATAGCCATTTCCTGTAGCATCATAATCAGTAAGAATTTTTTTCATTGTTTCTGTAAAAGACTCATCTTCATTTAAATTATCTATATCTTTCTTTAGACGAGTTTTAGCGCGAGTTATTTTTCTTCTAAGAAAATTTAATTTATCTTGATCTGTATCATCTATTTCTTCAATCTTGTCTTTAGTCTCATCAGTTTCAATTAAGTCGTATCCAAGCCCTACAATATTAGAAACTTTGGCATCGACTGCGGCATGGTGGGGAGATGAAACTTCATAAACTTTAGCGAGATAGTCCATGTTGTATGGAGGCTCTACAGCCTCAAACATAACGTATCCAGTAACGTCTGGATCTTCAATCTTCTTAGATCTTACTCCAGTAACGCCCTGATGATATTTTTGTATTGTTCTCGTTGTCTTTCTCTTAAAATTAGGAGAAAGTCCTCTATATGCCTTAAGTTCTTCAGCAGGAAGCAAAAATGGGTCCATGCCTTCGCTTTTTGACGAGGAAAATTTAAAAAAGTCAGAGGAAGAAGTTATGTTGATTTCTTGTGAATCATCGTCTTCTACATATGATGCTGGCATTACCTAAGTCCCTTTTTATAGTTCATAAGTTCATCTCTAGCGGCACCATAATCTAGTTCATCAGGGATTAATCCCCACTCAAGGCGCTGCTTTTGATATTCATATTCTTCATCTGTCACTCTGCGGTGTCCAGAAAGGAATACAGCCTTACCCTCTTCAATACCAAAGGATCTAACTGTTTCGGTGATTATCTTAATCTTACTCATGTCACCGCGTTTTCCAGGTATATTTAGAAAATTCTTTTCATCATCAGCGACTATACTTCCATCTGGCATTTCCCATAGGTATAGTCCGTAGTCAGTTTCTTCAACTATCTTTACTTTTGGCATACACACATAGTACCATTTTTCCTTCTAAATATGAAAATATGACACATATCGGTTCATTTTTTTATATTTCAGAAACTATTTTGACCTTTGGCAAGTTTTTCATTTCATAGTACTCTCCAAAGGAGTCTCTTATGTACTCTTGGGTGGCAGATGAATCATTTATTGATGCCGTTCCACCATTTATAGTCTTAACGTTTTTCCCAATTAAATCTAAATATTTATCTTCTACAAAAGTTGTCATATATGCTGGGGCGACCGAATATATATTTAATTTACCTATAGTTCCATCGAACTTTTCTTCTACATTTTTATTAGATCCTATGTGTATGTCTGAAGAAAGAGAAGAAGAAAATACAGCAATTGCGTGATAGATTTCTCTAGAAAATATATCAATGTCGGATAAATTAGATACTAATTGTCCATCAATATATAGATCGTAGGTTCCATTTTTAATTAATCCTGAATCATCATATTTAAGATTGATATCGCTACTACCCGCAAGGTCGAATATTGTATACGTTTCTCCATTATTAGGTGCTAGGTTGATCTTGAAAACAATTTCTATTGCTTCATATGTATTTGATTGATTAGAGACTACCTTGCATCCAGATGAAATTAATTTATCAAATCTTAATCCTAAATTATCATCATGAGAAAGCACATTGGATGATATAACATTCATGATATATGGCATATTTTCTGATGAATTACTTTCTAAACTAAACCTTGATAGCGATGAAACCAGGCTCTCTGAATTGTATGAAGATACATATAGGTTGTTTACCGACTTTCTATCTGTAGTAGAATTTTCGCTAACAAGCGTAATTTCTATGCTTATTGGCTCTGGATCAGAATAATTAAACCCTGGTATGTATGTTATATCTTTTACGTTTACGTTGTTTATCTTTATATTGTTTTGAGCAGATGTATTAAAGGTAACGATACTGTTATTTGCTGGGAGAAGTGCTGCGGTAGAATAATTAAATGTAGATTTTTGAGATATATTTAATGAATTACTTAGCCTTAGAGTATATCTACCAGTCTCAATCCAATTAATATTAGCAAAGTCTGTTAATCCATCTATTGTAAAATTTCTAATATAGTCTGGATATGCATCTGATAATTCTGGAATATTACCGATAGATAGTGTTGCATTAGAAGTAATTACAGGTATATCTATTGATAAAAACTCTTCCTCCCCAATTTTTGCAGATAAAATTTGATTTTCTAGATTTAATGCAATATTAATAAGTCCATTTGACAACGTTTCTGTTTCAAGTAGTTCGGTGGGTGTCTGTGACACATCTTCTATAAGCATCACTTTTAATTTATTAGATCTTTTTTGTAAGGCAATGCCGTAGCAGTTCAGCACCCCGCCTATTAATAGTGCGGTTCCATCTCCACTATTATCGTCAAGGACCGTCTGAAATCTTATAGTAGATGATATAGGATTAAAGTACCCACCTATCTGAGATAGTGGTAGAAATGCAGAATCATAAAACTTTATTCCATTCTTATTTAGTGTTGCTTCTCCGCCATCATTTCCAATAACTACAGACTCTGTAGATAGGGCAGACATTAATAGTGATGTTTGATCATAAGCAAGATTATCTAGAGTAGCATTTAAAATATTTTCAGAAGAAAGAATGTTTATTTCTGATTCAGAAAGACTACTTGAATAATTAATATCAAATCTATCCGCCCCATACTCTATAGCAAGTTCGTCTGGGTTGTCTGATATTCCATAAAAATATCTATTTAATCTTTTCTCATCTCCAATATCGTATGAATAAAATCCTATGTCTGAAATAAAAATTGGATCTGAATCATTTAGATTTTCTGACCATGTTGATAAAGAATTTGATTTTTCTAGCAGAAGCGCATCGCATAGGAATTTTTGCCCGTTTGTTCCAGAAGATGGCTGAATAATTTTAACTCTAACTACTGAAGTATATATGTCTGGAGTAAATTCTAAACTAACTCTTTGCCAATTATTATTGCTTAAAACAATATTTTGAGTAGTTGATTTTAACAAATTTTCAGACTCGTATGAATCATATTCCTCACATATAAGACTCAGGGTGGAGGACTCGTTAGATGAAGGTATTTTTACATACGCTGCAAGATAGTATGACTCATAAGGAACTACTGGGTAAAAGTCTACTGATTGAACTCCTGAATTAGATGTTGCTTGCTTAGTAATTTGTAAACACTTAGATCCAGAAAAGTAATCAGAGGTAATGTATTCAATAGAAGAATTCGTGGCCTGCCAACCAAATTCTGAATCCTCGAAAGAGGAGTTGGTAAGAAGATTGACTGATCTGGATGCTGGCCCAACTACTATTGTTGGGGTAATTCCTTCGATAACCCTATCAAATTGAAAATTAGATCCAAGGTCCAGGAACGTCGATAAATTTTCATCTACATATAAAAATATGGTTTTTTGAGAATAAACAACATTAACGTAATGCTGCATGTCCCAATTATTTATCTGAACAAAACTTCTGCTACCAAGATAGTCTATGTATAGTTTGTCGTTCTCTATGTAACAACTTATAAATGCGCCTATTTTTAATAACTGATGCCTATATGATGGAGGATTTTCTAAAGTAAACCAGAAATCTATTGAAGCACTTTTGCCCTCTGATCCATTAATAAATAATTTATATGGATTAGATATTTCTAATATCGCGTCCCCGCTAAGTCTTACTGACTCTGAACCATTAAAGATAATTGGCTTACTTTTTTGATAATTAATATATCTTAAGGTTGCATCATTTTGATATTGTTGATCATACATTGCATATAGAGGTCCCTCAAAAAACTGAATACCGTCACATATAATTAGATCTGAAGATAGTCCTGTATCTGTAACAACTCCCCACGACGCAAAATAGTTTGTTGATGTTCCCGTGGGAATAGTCTCAGTATGATATATGGTTGTCCACTCTGTACTAGATACATCGAACTCCTGGCCAAAAGTTACTGGTTGAGATAAGGTAGACCCACTTTGAGTAGTAAAATATTCTATCCTTATTCGTGCTTTCCTAGACCCAGAAGTGTTTTTCACTCTGGCTACCATTGTATAAGTAATTCCATATGATAATTGTGGTCTAGATCCAGAAGAAATTTTGAATCCTGCCTCAGAGGTAGAGGATGGATCTATTTGCAAACTTGCTGTTCCTGCCCATGAATCAGAGGTTACCCTAGATATAGATGTATTGTCTAAAGCAGTCCATCCAGAAGTAGATGACTCTATAGAATATTGGTTGGCGGTAAGTAAATTTTTTCTAGATACGCTTGGACCTCCCCAATAACCTAAGGGAAGATCTGACAACACTATATCTGAATATGCCATATTATCAACTACTTAAATTTACATTCACCATAACCTATTTATAGGAATTGGCACATTTTAATTATACCAGAATACGGGGCAAATGTACCTCTCCCCGCCGTAGGCAGGCTTTGGATCATGAATGTATTCGCCTATGGATGGAAAAACAATCATGCTTCCAGCCTCAGGCTTTATTGAAAATTCTTGATTCGGAAATTCTAGTTCTCCTCCAGAGTAATTATCATTTAAATATAAAACTCCAGATATATGCGCTCCAGTTTTTTCATCAGTATGAGGACCCATAAACTTTCCCTCGTCATATTTAGATATTGAAATTGGAGACTGCTCTCCTAAATCAATACCTCTCTTTTTTGAATAAAATTTTCCAGCCATTCTTATAGAAGAAAGAATAGATCCATATATAAATTTTGATTCATCAGATGAATTTATATAATTTTCTAAATTAATTCTTTTGGTTTTCCCAAAAATGTAGTCCCCGTCTGATGACTCCCATGTAATCCAGGGTCCAATTAAATCACTCTCTGATCCAGACCCTTCTATTAATTTAACAATATAGGATGGGTTTTCTAGAATATTTTTATAATAATAAATATTATCCCTATACACTTCTGGTTTATTTAATAAACTACGCAAATTTATTACCTTTAGCCCATTCTTCTCTTTGCTTTCCTTGCTCTTCTCTTATCCCCCTAACCTCTTCTTCCCACTCCGCCTTTAATTCATCAGAATACTCTGATTCCTCAAAGTCCCAAAATGAAACCATAGTATATCTTACCCCACTTGTGATTTCTGACACACCATGAATATTTTCTACTCCCCCTGGAAAAACTATCAGAGAATATGGGGTTGGCCTTATACTTATATCATGTTCTGGAAAGAATAATTCTCCACCCTCATAATCGTCATTTAAATACAGGACAGCAACATATTTATTAATTTGAAAAGAATTTGGAACTCCGTCAAAATCCGAGTTATCTGAGTGTGGAGAAGCAAATCCTCCTACATCCCATTTTTGAGCATGTGATGTATTTGCTTTTACTTTTCTTCCAAATACAAGTTCTACCGATTCCTTAAATTTTTCTTGAATTTTTTGAAAAAAATCTGTTGGAAGATTGTATTTTTTTAATTCTTCATCGCTGTGATGCAGACCCATTCCAGATGATCCATAAAATGCTATTGGACCCCACAGTTCAGAGTAGTACTCAAAGTACTCAGCCATACTTTTTGCTGTATCTTTATCTACAAAATTTGGTATTTCTATAATCTTATTATGAGTAATTCCTAACTCACCTTTAGAGTTTTCTTCATCTTTATATATGATAAAACCATCAGTTGAAATATTTTCAATGATCACGGCTGCCTCTCTCCATTATGTTTTACTATTGTCCAGAAAAATGGAACAGTATATCTTATGCCAGATGTTATTTCTGTAACACCATGTATATAATTCATATCTCCTGGAAAAAAATATGCTGCACCCTTCTTAGGCTTAAATTTAATATTTTGTTTAGGGAAGTATAACTCCCCTCCTTCATAATCATCATTAATATAGAATAGCCCTGCTAAGTCATACCAGGGGAAATCATTAGGAGTTCCAGCATCTGGTCCATCATGTAACTCTTTATCCGCATGTGGCATTTGTAATTGTCCAGGAAGCCATCTAACCATTGCTGGACTAGTTGGTTTAGCGTCTACCTCAAAGAAGTCATCTACTCTTTTCTTTAGTCTTTCAACCATATTCATAATTATTTCAATTATTTCTTTATTAGTTTTTTCTATATTAGGAAATGTTACTACACGATCTTCCCAGTATGATGCATCATAAATTACAGTTCCATTTTCATTATAGTGCGTTTCAGTTTTGTCCCATATTTTATTATTTCTAATGAAATTGTTTAATTTTTCTAATTCATCATCATAAATAAAATCAACAAGTTCTACTATATTTTCTGATGAATCTCCAAAGAAGCCGGATGGGGTAATTGATACTGGGTTGTCCTTATTGTAATTTGAATATTCGTCTTCCATTATAAATACTTTCTTCTAGACCAAATTTTGTTTAAATATATTCCGCCATCTGGCTTTCTATATTTTTTAGAGTTTCTAATATTTCTTTTTATTATATCATCAGCATTTAATTCAATATATTCTGATTCCCAATCACTTCTCCCGAACGGGAGTAACTGTAAGAATGGGGTTCCAGATGGGATAGTTCCCTCCCAGCCCTTTTTTATAAAAAATGGAACAGTTCCAGGAAGATCTATTTTATCTTGATCCACAATTCCAGTAGTATTTAAAAATGGTAAATCAAATCTATTAAATGGATGTGAGTATAATAAGCAATTTCCCTCTGGTAACGATGTTCCCCAATCTGGCCACCAAGCGAAATGTTCTTCATGATATCCGACAGGGGTTGGAAACCCTGGCATACTATTTCTTACCTGTATAAAATCTTGATAATTTGTATCAGAGATAATAGGACATAATTTATTTTCTATTATTTTAAATTCAATATCACACGGAGTTCTTAGAAAATAACCTGTAGTCAATATATCATATAGTGCTGGACACGCCTTCCAGGATGGAATCTTTCCGCCCTCCTGATCAATGTAATACTGATTATTATGATCTTTTGCGTATCTATCTGCATCTATAAACCAGTTAGGAATATATTTTGATGCTGGTGCCGGAGAACTATCAGACTTTTTTGTAAGCCACGGCCTATTAGATGTAAAACTTATTTTATTCATTTTCAATTACTTTCATTGTAATTTTTTTAGACTCATGCTCTCCCATAGGATTGCCATCTGCATCTACAGCATTTCTATAAAATCCAGACCACTCGCCACGCATATTCATTTCTTGTGCAGCAGCACCTCTTAATCTATTTTGACGGGATCTTTCTTCAGAGATAGATGGAGTTCCTTGCTTTAATAATATTTCCATGTTATTAATTTCTGTTAAATTTATTGGTAATATTGAGGCAACTGCAGTATCTGACGGTATTACTATTTCTTTATCCTTTGCAGTAACCATTAATGCTATTGGGAGTGGGCCTATAATCACAGACGTACTAATTAAGGTAGAAATACATTGAACTCCATCAATAAATACATTGGGGGTGGGCATGGTTAGCAGAGATACATTTACGTCTGGAGAAAAATGTATTCCAGTATTAAAACTAACAGTTGCATGTGCCCTTAACGTATGTACATTGTCATTTAAACCATCTAATATGGTGATGTTATCTGGACTAGTATTAAATTCTCCATTCCAGATAAATGACAGACTATTTTTTAAGAATAGACCCCATCCCAATTTATTTGCCATAGACATTGGAAAACATTGATATGCATGTTTTTCTGCTGTATCATCCATCCAATCCCTTTGTACTGGCAATTGCTTTATATAAAATGGGGAATCTTCCTCTATGTATACATCATACCTCAAACTAGTCACCAGTCTCATGGAAAAAACGAGGATCATGAAACTTATTAGAGTAATCTAGCATTGTTACAATAGAGTTCTTAGTACCAGAAATTACTGGCATGGCTCTATGAGGATACATGTAGTTTGAAGGGAAAATAAATAAATCCCCAGCCTTTGGCTTTATTTTTAGATTTTGTAGTCTAAACATTAACTCTCCACCCTCATAGTCATCATTTGGATATGCTACTAGGGAAACCACACAATTATAAGAATATCCATGGTCATGATGTTCCTGGAAGTGTTGTCCTGGGCCATATTTAATAAAATTCATGGCTTCCCAGTATCTTAATTCACCTATATTAAAATGTCTGGCATAATGCTTTACTGCCTGAACTTTAGCATCGAATAGGTCTTGCCATAAATTTTGTAATTTTATTCCAGCCTCAGTAGTGTCATTAATAATATCAGACTTCTTATACCTAAAATCAGAACAATCTCTGTATTCTGGTATTTTCATTTTATACCCCACCATTGCCTCTTCATATTCATAAAAATTAGAATTATCTAATAGGACTTCTTCTAATCTATCAAAGGTGTACTCAGGGACAACATCGTGATATATAAAAATACCAGATCCTAGGTCATCATAAGATGACCATGTTTCTTTTTCTACATTATAAAAGTCTTGTATTCTTTTATTTATATCTTCAAACTCTGATTCACTATTCATATAATCCTCTTAGTATATTATTGAATTTTCAAATTCTCTATATGGGTAATATTTATTACCGCCACGATCATTATAATCAGTCATTATAACAATAGAATACTTAGTTCCATTTTTTATTGGAAGGGATGCATGTTCATATATGTAGTTAGATGGGAATATAACTGTGTCTCCCGCCTCTGGCTTGATTGTTAAATCAAACCTTGGGAAATATATTTCTCCGCCATCGTAATCATCATTTAAATAGGACACAATAGAGGCCGTGGCGACATAGGCTGGACCATGATCAGCATGTACTCCAAAGTGTTTTCCTTCGCCCTGGTACTTAACAAAATTAAAGGCTTCAAAGTAGTTCACCCCTATTGTCCATTCTCTAGCATAGTCTGATGCTAATGGAAATATTGATCTAAAGCATTCCTCATGAATATCATATAGTTCCGCATTATATGTATTTCTTTCTCCAAGGTTCTTATGTCCTATTTTAAAATCCAAGCAGTTCCTATGCTCTAATGATGGAGTGTCAGATTCAGTTACCATAGCACCTGACCAAGCATACGGCCCCTGACCAGATAGAGAATTCTCTAAAGTAGAGATTACTTTTTTACATAAATTATCGCTTATTCCATTTTTATATAAATTTATTCCTAGTGCTGGGTTTTCTACGATAACATTGCCTAAATTTCTATTATTTTTTCTATTTAGGCATGTTTCAATAGCCCTAGTATCGGTTGCTATACTCATGCTCAACTTTCTTTTTTAGATATCTTTATAAAAACCAAGTGCGTTATTTATATTTAAAATATTATTTGGCTGGCAATCTATGATGTAGTAATGGCTAGCCTGTGGATTAATTATAACATTATCTACAGAAGCAAAGGAGTTTGATTCTGTGTTATATATCTCATATGAAGTGTCTATCCTGGTGGACTGAATAAATTCACTCTTCCCGTCTTTCCGAACTAATATATTGTGAATTGATAAGTATGTCTCACCATTTATTTCTATAGAATCTATATCTTTATTAACCTTATTAATTGAAACTATTTGTGTTTCAGAAGAGTTTATCAATAATTCTTCAGAATTAATATTATCTATATTGAATGAAGGAAGTATGTCTCCTACAGAAAGGTAATCTTCTTCTAGATATCCAAATTCTTCAGTTAATATATTTATAATATTTTGTACGCCAGAAATTTCAAGCGTGGCCGTGAACCTTGGGAATCTTGGTGGGAAGAATGGGAATCTTGGGGGGAAGAACGGTGGGAAGAATGGGAATCTTGGGGGGAAGAAAGGTGGGAAGAATGGGAAAAACGGAGGAAAATATGGGAAAAACGGAGGAAAATATGGGAAGAATGGGAAGAACGGTGGGAAGAATGGGAAGAACGGAGGAA